AAATCCTTTTACAGTAGAATCTCGATTAATAGTTGTAGAAAATCCATTTATATTTGAAGCTATTGTGTTAGCAAATGCTTTACCTTGTAAATCTATAGTCTCTTGTGGGCTAGTACCTGTAAAAGGATCACCTCCATATATTACTACTCCTGTATCTCCTCTTAATGTTAAATCATTTTCAGACCATACTGTAATACTACCTGTATCGTTATAAATGTTTTTTATATAGAAGTCATTTTGTGCTGAGAAGAAAGCTTGATCTGCTCCATAGAATGTCATATTGGCAGTACTATTCCAACCAGAACCTAGATCATACCCTCCAACCGACATTAATAATCCTCCTACTCCTACTGCATTTATTCCAAAGTTTGAAGATCCTGTAACAGCTATCTCTTGTCTGAAATCTCCATAAACCTTTGTTTTATTAGCTGTAAGATTAATATCTCCTCCTGCATAGGTATTAAAAGCTAGATCTCCATTTGTATTAAATGACATTGATCCGGTACCTGCTCCAAAATAAGTATTATCAAAAGCTATTGTATCGTTTGATCTAAACTGGGTAAGATCTTGACCAGTAAAATCTATTTCGTTAGTTCTTAAACCTCCATTTAGGTTATTGGTATAACTAAACGTACCTCCTAAAGGACCTTGAACACTTAAACTTCCAGTTACTCCTAATGAACCAGTTATTAAAGCTGATCCAGTATAAGGAAATCCTCCTCCACCGGCATTTAAAGCATATGAAGCTGTTAAAGCATATGAAGCACTTGTGGCAGTAGATGCATTACCTTGTAGGCTTACATTTTTTAAAGTATTCTCTGCTGGGTTGTAAGTAAAGTTGCCTGTTGTTTGACTATATACTGGGGAGATTGTCCCTCCTCCATTTACCCACGGTATGGCATTGTCAAAATCTGCTGTATCGTCAACTACTCTAATGTTGTTAGAATTCTCTGCTTGACTAGAACTCACTGCATAAGAAGCTGAAACTTGTGGTACACTGTTTAAAGCGTACGAAGCTGTTAGAGCATATGAACTTGAAATACTTGTATCTGCTGCTATTGCATGTGAAGCCGATGTACTTGTATTAGAATAAGAAGAACTTACGGCAGTTACACTATGTGATGCAGATACACTATTAGAAGCAGTTACCTGAAGCTCTGTAATTCGATTCCCTATTCCATCCAGTAGTATATCCTGATTAGATCCAGAGATCTGTGTCAGAAACTGAAATGTTTCGTCAATAAATAAATTCGTTAAATCTCTAGACATACTATTGAGGGTATTGTTTTCTTGATGAATCGTATACTCTAAAACCTCTCTTTGTAAACTCTTCTGCTGTTCTACCCCATCTGTTAAATACAAATGGTGAACCATATTTGTTAGAGTAATCTGGATTTTGTTCGTATAATTTATTAGAGTCGTTTAACTCTGGGAACTGTGTCTCCTCTTCAATAATATATTCTGTAAGCTTCTGAGAGTAGAACTCCATTTTATTCTCAACTGATTGTCTTTTTAGATTGTAAAGACTCCTATCTACTGCATCACTATTTTCTCCTCCATTAGGTTTGATTAGACCGTTATTTCTACTTCTTAGGTAGATAGCATCTAATGAATACCAATAAGCAGCATACACTAAAAAATCTTGAATATAATTATCTAGTAATTTTTTATAATTTGAATAAGTAGGTAGATCAATATCTCCACTGTCTACTAAATCCATTATCTTTTCATATAACAATGTACCTATTACAGATTGAAGCTTTATATCTTGCGATTCCCTAATGGCATTTTTTATAAGAGCAGAGTCGACATTATTGTCTAAATCTGTAAATTCTCTTAATTTAACCTCCGATAGTAAAAATGTATTTGTCATATGTTATAGTAATGGTGCTGATGTGTCTTCTGTTTGTATTGCAGCATCTTCTGCATTTGTAGTATCAACTGAAGTTACTACTTCTTCTTCTGTTGTACCGTCATCAAATAATGTAGTTGTTTCTACCCCTAATACAATATCTGGATAGTTTACTGACATTATTATTTCTAGTTCTTTTAAGATATCTTGCTGTATTGGATTGATAACATTATGCTGTAGTAACTGCATTGCATCAATCATCTCTGCTCTACCTCCTAATTGACCTTCTGTTTTAATACCTAATAACATCGGTGAAGTAATTCTATGGGCTGTAAGAATCTTCTGTACAGTCATATCGTTGATTTCTTGGTAGTATGAATCTGCTCCATTCTGAGGTATTGGTTCTATTCTAGGAGCATTTTCCGGACTATCGCAATCAATATACATAAGTGAACCAGCATTATCTGATCCTCCATAATTTGCTCTTAACATTGCTTCTACTGAGGCTACATCGTCATCCGCACCATTCATAAAAGTTGTAATAGCAAGTGATGGAGCTAATCCATTCTTAATGTTATTTACGTGAAAATTATCAATTTCCGTATCTAGAGAAATTACTTTTAATGCTCCGTTATATAAAGGTAAAGGGTAATATTGTTGTCCTGGTCTATAGTTCCTAACTACATATATTTGAGAAGGCTCATCTTGTTTAGTGTTTTCATTAAACACTGGTAGGTACATTATATCTTCGTTATCTACCCTTGTAAAAGGCTTCCATTCATCTGCAATATAATATCCCGGTATATGTCCTCTGTGATTCTTTTCTCTAGCTCTAATAGTAGAAAAATCTATATGATACACTTCTGCTATTCTGGATCTATCTAACGACCATATTACCTCTAATGCAAATGAACCATGTAAATAAAAATCTAGAGATACTTTAGAAAAAATTGTATTCCAAGTTTCACCTGTCTTATTAGCTTTATCTAAAAAAGCTTCTTCGTTTGCTGTTAACCCTCCTCCTACAACAGCCTCTGTTATTGCATTTACTGCAGCAGCATGTATGGATGATTTATTATATAGAGAGATTAAGTACTGAGGAAATAAATTATCCTCACCAGCCTTAACCATTTCTTTGTTTACTTTCTCTTTATTAGTGATCCAAGTACTGTTGAATCTCTGTATAGTAGAAAAATGTTGTTTTTTAGCTGCCATATTTTAATTATTGTATGTAATATATGCTCCGTATTCGTTAGGAGATACATATTGTGTCGTTGTTGGTATTACAGATCCACTACCATAAATATATTCTTGTGATGAAGTTGTGTACTGTATAAAGACTGGTACATCAGATCCAGATACAAATGCTCTGTCTGTGTCCAATAATCTCTCTCCTGTTATAGCATCCTTTTGTGACCATTTTCTATGAGTTTGAGACCATATTGTATGTGCCTCTGACCACGTAAGTTGTTCTGCTAAATATTCTTTTAATATAAGTGAGTATAAACCGGTATATGATGGTACCTGATTTGTTGTCACTTGTAATGTTAATCTCGGACTAAACTGTGTAGGAGTATTTAGTAGAGTCGCATTTAGTGTTGTTACACTTTGATCGTAATCTTGTGTTAACTGTATTTCAAAGTTTCCATTTGGATCATCAAAATATAAAGAACCACTCTCAGGGTAAACCGAGATTGTATTAGTAAGACCGTCCTTAAAAAAGTTAACCATATATTGAGTATTAGAAAAAAGGGAATGATCCTAAAACCATCCCCCTATTCTTATTAGTTATTATCCTACTACTATACCTGACAATGCAGAGTCTAAAGTTCCGTCTGTTGATTGGATCTCGTCCATCGGTTGAGGTTCTAGTCCTTGGAAGGTAAGAGCATACTGGTTAGCATCACCGAAAGTTGTTCCGGTAGTTGCAGATCCTGCTGATAATGTTGCTCCTCTATATCTACCAACCATAAAGAATTTTCCTGTGTAAGGAGATTCTTCACCGTTGTTTGTTTCTACTACAATCTTTAAGTCTGGGTTTTGAGCCAATACTTTTACTTGATTTCTAATAGAAGCTTGAAGTTTGTGGAAAGCAGCATTAACAGTTTGTTCGTAATACACCGTACCGTTCTCTAAAGATGGTGTTGGTGCTTCGGTTAAATCTCCTGTATTCTTAGTTAACTCATACTTAAAGAAAGTACCTGAACCAGATACAGCAGAGATAAGACCGTCAGATACTTCGTCAATTGTAGTGATAGATCCAGATAAGATATAAATGTTTTTTATACCTCCTGAATTGTCTCTACAACCTAAAGTAAATCCTGATGTAATATCACAAGCCATATTAATGATGTTTTAAATTTGTTAATAAAAGGGG